CGTTTTTGTTTTTCTTCCTCTAACTTGACTTTCCACTTCATGTAATCATAGAATCTTTTAAAAGGCATACGTACTACTTCACCGTATGACTGTTTACTCAATTCCATACAGGTGAAGATATCTGCAGCCAAAGCTTCCCTGTATTCCTCTACATTATTCGGCTGCGTATAATGAGCGAAAAAAGTTTTCGACTAAATCAATATCGAAAATATCTTCATTACCACAAGATGGACAGAAATTTTTCATCTTAAGTTCGATGCCGAACTTACCAAACGACTCATTATATTGTTTATATATTTCTCTTTTATCCTTTGCCGGCAATGATAAATATGCATCAACAACATCAACTCTATCACTGTATATATCTGGTTCTGAAGATTCTTCATGTTCTTGTTCGAAACTGTCAATGATAAGAGTCTCTGTAATTAATTCAAGAGTACTCCCCGGTCTCGACATTAAACTTTTCATATTTGAAAGTTCATCAAATAATGTTGGTTGTTTAACAAATACAAAAACTCCAGGCGATGCAGGCAATTTAACTCTGATCCTTTCTTTTATAATATTTTTTCCTTCGTATGGTTTAATATGGAAAGTCTCTGATGCTTTTATTGTAACTGGAAATTGTTTATCACATGCAGTACATTTAACTTCATAATTTCTAATGTCTTCATATGTAATATGAAAAAGTCCATATAGTAATGCATCTCTATCTTTTAAAGTTAGATGTTTATGAAACTCATCTAATGTGTTAATTGTTTTTGGTTTTTGGATTGTTGAATCGTAAATACATTTATTTAAATGTTCAGCAATTTTCTGAGGTGTAATAAGACTTCCTTTTAATGATTCTTCCTCTTGAACATTTAAACTTCTTACAGTGAATGATAAATTGGTATGAGGTGTGATAACCTCATATTCCGGATACTTAATATTAAAACTTTTGAACGTCATTGGTCTATCTCCTTTCTTTCAGATCTATTTATTTTTTCTTTGCTTTCTTTGGAATTTCTGCTTTTTAAGATTTGGCAAACTTCTTTGCTTTTCGGGATGCTGCCAAAATAGCGTCCATATTAGGCATCCCCATCGCTTCTAGCATAGAGGCATCCCATCTATCATAAACAACTTCCTCTGCCATTTCATCTAACCGACAAATTTTTCCATCTAGAATAAGAGCCATAACTTGAGCATCTGTAGCTTCATTCTCTAAAAAATTCATCAGTTGTAATTTAGCTGCTTTTGACATACCAGATTCTTTGATATAGTAAGCAGCAGTAACTCTTAGTTCATCCATCTTGAAACCTCCTAATATTTTATACGAGCCTTTGTTATCTGTTTTTCAATCTGTTTTATCTTTTCAACAAATCTTCTTCTACACTTTTCTGGTTTATCAGTTTGAGAGCATTTTGGAGCTTCAGATTTCAATGCTCTCAGTTTCTCATGATACGATCTAAGAATAAAACGCTTTTTACATAACTTTTTCTCAGCACCTACTTTCTCAGCACATGCCTGCGCTGCTTTTCCAAACCAATAAGTATAGACTTGTGTTGCTTTATTTATAGCTCTAGTCCAAACTATATCTTGAGCAATATAAGCTGCTAATGGCGCAACTTCAGAAATCGTTTTATCTAACTTTGATTCATCAATTTTAGATATTTGTCCTACTTTTCCTGTTGCAACAAATAGTTTAACTTGTGCATTGCTCGCATCTTTCAAATAATTAAGTAACTGTAGTTTAGCCGGTTTACTTAAATCTGACTCACGAACTAAATAAAATGAAAATATTCTAAGATCTTTCATATTTAATTCCCGTTTACTTGTATTGATATTGTTTAATTGAATCTTTTGAACCTTTAAAGTGATCTTCAGCGAATGTTTTACATTTATCAAAAACCCACTTTTCATGCCATGCATAGTCGACATTAAACTCAATCTCAACATCAAGTCGACCGACAGTTTCTACATCACTTGTAAAGAGGTCTTGTGGATCTTTAGACGGAAATACACCATCGTAACATGCATAGTACTCAACAGTTAAACCATCTGGTGCTGTAGTCCAATAATACATTAATCCGGCATATGTTGCTTTTGTATACCCGTTTGCATCAGCATCTCCATCAACTAGATCACTTGCTCCTGTTCTATAATCTCTAATCATCTTAACCCAACCATGCATTATATCTAAGATTGGAGTTTTATTAAATTCAAAGAATTTAACAGATACAGTATTACCATAATCAACATTTCCCGGTACTGCCCATTTTACTCCACCCAATCCAGTGTATTCAACTTTATTTAAAGTTCCACCTGGAGGTGTGACAGAAAGGCAAGTTGCTGCTAAAACCTGTCTAACATCTGCCTCTGTTAATGTTGCGCCGCTAATTCCACCATACCCATTTAATGCTGAAATTAATGATGTAGGAAGTTTATCAAACCAAATAAAATGATAACCAGTTACATATGGATCAGCCACACCAATTTTACCAGTTCCTCCAAATTTTCTACTAAAAATATTATCTTTAGCTGCCGTAAACGAAGTTCTCATAGTCATTGAAATTTCCTCCTTGTTGCTTTATCAAGCAACTTGATACTTAATACGTTTTTTGATAACATTCATAACAACGTTCCAATCACCATTCGGGATGTGTATAGCTTTGTCATCAATATAAAAATCTGCTGCAATTTTCTCTGCTGTAATTCTGTCATAATATATATCATTCTTATCTAACCAGTCTTTTATTTGATTGATCTGATTTTCAAGATCATCTCCCATTTCTTTAGCGTTTTCTTTAGACACCCTGGTTGTAAATATAACTATTTCATAACCATTCTTTCTCAAGTAATCAATAACATCTCTGGCACCTATATATGGTTCATCATAAATAGTTCCATCTTTATAACCTTGAGAATATTTGTGAATGGTTCCATCCAAATCAATCATCGCTCGTCTTCTAACAGGACCAACAAGTTTTTGTTCTGGATAAACCGTCCTCAGTATTTGTTTTTTCTTTTTTCTTCTGGGAGTCGGAAACGAATCAATTGCAAAATCCTCATCCTTTCCATGAAAATATTTTAAACTTGATATACTCATATTTTAAACCCAGCACATTTTATATTTTGTTCTAGATTTTCACCACAATTAAAAGTTCCCCAAACTATATATATTAATAACTAATATGATACAAACTTTTGGAAAGGGGGAGTTCATGGCAAAAAGTGGATCGTTTGGTATTGGCACTATTATTTTTCTCGTCATTGCTTATAATGCTATATTCGACGATGATGATGATGAAAAGAAAGTGGAGATCATTGAACAAGTTGAAGAAGTATTAGTTGAAACCAAAGAGGTAATTGATGAAAGAATCAAACCTGAGATTCAAGAAATAGTTACTTCAGCTAAAAAGAAACTAGATGAGGTTCTGAAGAAAGATGAAGAAAAAGAAGAGGTTGCTGAAGAAGAACCAGATAAACCGCCTCCGGAAATCATCCATCCTGAACCAGATGAAACATTTGAAAAACTTTAAAGGAAAGGAATTAAAAATGTTCAAAAATCTTTTATGTAAAGTAGTATCGGCTATCAGAAGAATGAACGAATGGTGGGACAAAGATGAAGAAAAAGTAATCGCCTCAGTAGTTACGGGTATTATCATTCTCGTTGGAATCTTAGCATTAAACAAAGCTGCTCTTTTTATTATTGCTTTGTTTCTGATCTTAAATAGAGTTCTTCATAGATGTGATATATGGACTCTATTCGAATGTGATCTTTCCGATGAACCGATTTCCAGCCAAATCGACAATGGCAATTCTGAAGATGAAGAATCCAAAGATTAAACTCTTCAAAAATGCAGATTATGAAATCTTTTTTGATACTTCAACCGGTCTTGAAATAATGAGGGGGGTCAATGGAAAACCTGATCCTTTTAAACTTGAACTCCCCTCATTATTAGATGTTGGAATAATGGGTCATTGTGACAATAAGTGCGCCTTCTGTTACCAAGGTCATGGTGATCAACCAAACATGAAGTTAGAAGATTTCAAAACTATTATAGATCAAGTCAAGCATCATGCAAGTCAAGTTGCTCTCGGAGGAAGAGGTGATCCCAATCTTCATGAAAATTTTAAGGAGATTATTAAATATTCAAGGGATAATAATGTCATACCAAACTATACAACTAGCGGTTTCGGTTTGACAGATGAGCATATTGAAATATCAAAAATGTGTGGTGCAGTTGCTATAAGTGACTATAAAACGGAAGAAACCTACTCCGCTATAAAACGATTCATGGATGCTGGTATTAAGACAAACATTCATTTGATTTTTTCAAATGGAAATTTTAATGACTGTGTAAAGATTCTACATGGAAGCAACCCATGGATTCAAAAAACTCAGGGTCCAGTAATCTCTACTGTAGATGTAAATAGATTAAATCTAGTCGTTTTCTTATTATTTAAACCAGCTGGAGCAGGGGCAAACGTTCCTGGTATGAAACCAACCAGGTATCAATTTGATGTTTTTTCAGATCTAATCTTTAAAACAAAAGCAACATTCAAAGTTGGTATGGATTCATGCCTTGTAAATCATGTTCTTCAGAGAGTTCAACCGAATAAACTTCAAGCTCTTGCAATTGATACTTGTGAAGGTGCAAGAATGTCTGGTTATATAACTCCTGATATGAAGATGAAACCATGTAGTTTTGCAGATAAGTCTTGGGAAATTTCTATAACGAATAAACAAGACATAAAATATATCTGGAATCGTTCCAATAAATTCAAATCCTTTAGAACTCAATTACGAAAACACCGAACCAGTTGCCCGATAGGATTATAAATTATGGATATAATTTCTAACATTCTTGAAAAATTTTACAAAGGAGTCATTATGAGGAAAGCAATCAAAATTCTGTTGATCACGGCATATATTCTTATTCCCATGATTTCATTTGGGGCAACCAAAGCAGTTAAAATTGGTGACGTTGTAAACATTGATCGGATGGGGAACCGGGATGATAAAATTCTTGTTCTTAGAATTGATGATCCTGAAAACCCTTTCATCTCCATTTATATCACTCAGGTGAAAGCAGGGGAATGGACAGCAATATCAGACCCCAGCAATGCGTCAATTGCTTGTCGTTTAACTGGAGAAATTCCTGTTGATAAGGATGGAAAACAAATCATCAACAAAAAGCACAATAAAGACATTGGGCATTTTCGCAAGTCGATTGGAAGCAAAATCATGAAGATTGCTCGATGGTATGATAAAGGAAAGAATGTTTTGGTGTACGTAGTTTATACCACTAAGATATTGGATGGTTCAGCTAAACATTCTTTATCAGTTGTTCCGTTAGGAAAGCCGCTGACACCTCAGGCTCAATAACGGAACGAAGGTGCCCTGGCCGTTATTCCTTTCCTGCCAGGACACCTTCTTTTTTTGCTTACTTAATGAAGAAATTCAACTCAATTTGTTCAACAACTCTGGTTGGATCTAGTGTCACATTAACATGGAATCTCTTTGTTTTTCTTTCATACTCTGTAGCACCAACGTCTACTGAATATGCAGCTAATCCTCGTTTGTTTTTAATAACTTCAAGGAAATCAATTAAACTTGCTGAAACTTGTGACCATGTAATTTGATCGTTTTGTTCAAAGATAAAGAAACGACAGAACTCTTCAAATGCTCGCTTGATATATAGAACAAGTCTAACGATATTTAAATCTTGAAGAGCGCTTGCTTTAGCTTGAGTTGTTAACTGCCCCCAAACTGTATATCCCGGATTGAATTTAACAATTGGATTTAGTTGTTTGAGGTACATCTGATCTCTTTCTCCAAGTCTTGGATTATATCTTAGCTCTTTAATTGTATCAATTGAAGCTCTGTTAAACCCAGCAGCCGCAAACCAAAGTTCTGCAACATTATCATTTCTTGGTAAGATATAAGACATATGATAAACTGGTGAGAACCATACATCTTGACCAGTAAATAAATCAAAAACTTTATTATATGATTCATATAATGCTAAGAAGTAAGTATTAAATGTATGAGTATTATTTCTACTCGATAGAGCTGCTGTAACTGTTGCATTATCTCCATTATCTAGAATACCCACAGAATCACGTCTTGTCTGAACTAATGTACTAATTGCAGTTTTAACATCTGTTGGATAACCACAATCAAATACCATTGAGTAGTAAATATTTTCAGTGTCTAAAACATCATCATCAATGATTCCAGCATAACCCTGACCTAAGAGAGTTGTAGCTTCGGCTGTAACTAAGTTTCCAGCTGAATCAAGTAAGTCTCCGTCACTACCTTTTCTCATTGGTACTGGTTCAGATGTTACAAAAGGTTCTGCAAATGAATTGTAAGATTTTTTGATCCTGTATTCAATTTGAGAAGTAGGATCAAAGTCTGAAGTATTTCCATTCCAGCTTTGAGAAGCTGCAGTTAAAACTCTCTCATTAAACACATTAACTGTTTCACTATCAATACCGCTGGTTGCTCCCAACCAACCCCAAACTTCAACACCTTTGGCGTCTTTAGCAATAATTGCATAACTAGAACTTCCTGTTTCAGGATCTGTATCCCAATCAGTAAAATCTTGTTTAGTATCTGTAATTGTTGCAGCACCATCAGTTAAGGTTGCTGAAACTGTTCCGATGTCTTGGTCATAAACTCTTACTGTTTCCTGATAACCATCTGACAATTCGCCAGATGTTAATTCCATTTCAGCTCTCAAAACTGCTGAATATGAATTTAAAGTATCAACGATCCAAATTGAACTTCCTGCATTATCTCTAGCAGTCGGGTCAAATGAAACTTCAAATGATTCAATAATCTCATCTTCTCCATCGGACTGTTTTTCATAAATATCAATTATGTATGTATCCCAAAGAGTTGGGTTTGCAGCTTCGGTAATTCTAACCCCGATGTTGTTGTACCATTGTCCTCTTCCAATTGGATACAATACACAAACTGGATAATTTGGAGGCGTTGAAACTAGTGATGTTTGAATAGAAGCTTCATTATCCAAACTGTCTACAAAAGTAATTGCGATTGAAGCTGTTGTATCTGTAGCTCCAAAATTAGCATCCAGTCTCATATTTGCATATAAAGCATTATCCGGCATTACTCTGATCCAGTATAAAGCTCCAGATTCTCCTAGATAATTATATGCATTATATGGACCTTGACCGTAATTTTTTCCATAAGTCGAAATGTTTGGTTCGCCAAACTCTGAAATAAAGTCGGCTCGAGAACCAATAAATCTTAGTTTGTTGTCTTCTCCTTTCTCAGTTATTCCACACATAAAGCCGATTGTAGAAGGTACGGCTTGCACGAATGTAGAAAGGTCGATAATTTTGGTGTAAACACCTGGTGATACATTTTGAGGCATAATTAAATGTTCCTCCTATTAGATTTCTCTAGAATGAATTTCATCTCTACAATTTTAGCTTCCTTTCTATTAGACGTACAA